TGCTTAACGACATCGGAAAGCCCGACAGTCGCCGGAAATTGGTCAACATACCACGGCATCTCCCGGTCAACGAAGTACCCAGCACAGTACTCCTTCCAGGCATCACACCACGGCAGGTTGTAAACCTCAAGATCCAGCGGCTGGACCTCACTCAGCGAATCAAGGTATTCCTCCACCCCGATCTGCTGACTTATAGTCACGCCGTAAACCTCCTCCACCAACCTCCGCGTCGCATCATCAACGGTCTCCCGAGTCTCCCAGACCCGGGCCGCCCTCGCGCGATCGTACAGGCCCCTCTTATGCGCCTCCAGACCTCTTCTGGCTGCGCGATCATCGAGAGACCTCGTCACACGCAATACATAATGACACAGCGCGGAGATAATCGGGCAACCCCGATAAGCGTGGAGGTAAGACATTGCCTTGGCTCGCGCCAGGGCCAAACGCGTCCGGTCTGCAGTCCCCAACCACTGCCGATCGCACCACGCGAACGAAGCCAACACCTTAAGAGGGTTCGTAACATTCACCCCGATCTCGGGATCCGACACTATCCCGCAGAACGAAGCGTACGAACAACTCTCATACGTGTCCAGCTTAATGTTTGCTCCCAGTCGAGCATACAGCTCGACTTGGATACCCTCCACCAATTCGAAGATCCCGTCATCGCCCTCAACAAGAATGCGCACATCTTCGGCCGCCCGGACCATCGCGTCCACATCGCGATGTCCGCGGCTATACAAGATCACAAACAGATTCAGGATGAGATTCAGCATGCCGTTCCCCGACGACGTCCAAAACTCACCCGACATCCGCTTCTGCTTGACCTCGATCAAGAAGTCCTTGAACTCACAGACGTTAGTTCCCAAGCAAACCCGTGCGAACACCTTCGCATACTCCCGGGCCCCGGGCAATTTACTAGTCATATACGTGAGCCAAAAGGCCTCAACTTTCGCGTGCACTCCCTCGACGAGCGCCTCGAAAGACGTGAAATCCGTCCCATGAACAGGCTCGCTCCCGAACAGCGCCCTCAAACGCGCTGGCCGATCCTCCACGGGCTCATTCTTGACGAACTGTTTCAACTTATACACCTCCGCATCGATGGCGTGGCACACTGGCCCCATATGGGCCTTAAATGCGTCACTCCGTGAATTAATCGCCCGGGGATGCTTAAAGTCGTCCACGTCCTCAG